CAATAAACCACCCTTCATGAGATAAAAGTTATTTACAGATTATAAACGAATTATTGGTGGTAATATTGACAAGATGGATTTTGTTTTAAGAAAAATAGATCCATTCTCCGCAAAGGAGATGCAACGAATTAAATTTCAACGCAAAAAACACAACGAGCGCGAAGCAGCTCGCAGACCTTTTAGAAAGAATAAGGTTTGGAAAAATTCGCAAATATGGAAACAAGAGTTTGGAACTCTTCCAGAAATGGATAGTATTTCCGAAGAGTCTTATCAGCCACATTTTGGTTTGGAGACTATTTCAGCAGCATCATTTACGATTGATGCTTTGGCAAAATTTGCCAATATTGATGTTCCAGATAAAGTTTTAAGAGAAGTAGAAGGTGTTATTCTTCTTCTCGTGAATCTTTCACAACAAAGTACACCATTGGGTGTCATTACTTCAGTTTTGACTTGGGCCCAAGGTCGTACTACGAAATCATTGTTTAAAACAGTGAAAGAATTTGTTGAGGAACTTCTTGTTTCATCGCAATCTAGCGCAACCCCAGATTGGTTAGATTGTCTTCGTGACATTCGCCAGAACTGGCAATTGTGTAAGACTAATAGAGCATTTAAGCAAGTATCAAAACTTCTTGGATGCCTTGTCATGATTGGTTTGTGTGACGTTTCGTCACTCGAATTTAATATTGGCCAATTTAAAATTTTTTCCCCAGATCTCGTTGATAAGCACATGTCTGCGTATGATATTGCTGATGCGATATTCGAGACAGTTATTTTCTTTACTGAAGGTGCTTATTTGTGCTATCAATCAGGATCATTGAAACCATTGCTTATTAACGATAGGACTGCTATGGAGCTTGACCAAGAGTTTGCTCAGGTCATGGCATGGTATGATTTAGTTAAGAATGGTAACCTCAAGAAATTTGCAGAGGTATCAGACCAAGAGTTTGGGAAACGCCTAAATAGGCTGTCCACATCTCTTTTGAATTTATCTCAATCCTTACGAGGACCCGAGAAGAAATTAGTCATGGACAAATATCAGAAAATTTTGATTGTACAGAATGATTTTGTTGCTATGAAGATCTCATCAGGAGTTCGTCATGCCCCTTGGGCTATTGAACTTTTTGGAGAGAGTAGTCAAGGTAAAACTACGTTTGGAGATCAGCTTATTGATGCTGTTCTCGCGAGCCAAGATTTACCTACTAGCAAAGAATATCGTTGTGCATATAATGCAGGTGATAAGTTCATGTCCAATTGGACCTCTGATAAATTAGTGATGATTTTTGACGATATTTCGAATGATAAATCGAATTTCGTTGAGAAACCACCAACAAGAGCTATTATTGATGTTATTAATAATCAAATGTATTATGCACCTAAAGCTGAACTTGAGGCTAAAGGAAAATGCTTTGTGGAACCTTGGATTGCAGTCGCAACGACAAATAAAAAGAATTTGGATGCTGGTTTGTATTCTAATTGTCCATATTCTATTCAACGTCGTCTTGTGTGCCTCACAGTAAAGGCAAAACCCGAATTTCAACGTATTCAAGATGGAATACCTTGTGGTGTCGATTCTACGTTAGTTCGGAAACATTATACAGATGCTGATGGAAATTATAATCCTCCAATGTTTGACGATATTTGGACAGTAACTATTGAACGTGCCGTAAAACCGGCTGAACTGTCAACTGTAGCACATTATAAGCCTATTACATACAATGGGAAGCTGATGGTTGATATTTCCATGGCTGAGTGTATTCAATGGGCTATTGATGATTTTCAAGCTCATCGATTGAACCAAGAATCAATATTGGAAAGCATGAAAGTGAGAGAAAGAGAAATTCAGATTTGCTCTCATGAAGGCTGTAAACATTTGAAAGGAAATTGTCCTTATCATGTTGAGCCTCAATTTGGTAGAGAAACTTTAAAATCATTTTGGAAGCTTTGGTATGCTTCGGATAAGTATAGAAAAGTAGATACTTTGTATGATCGCATTGATAAAGATGTATCTAATTTTATATATGACCGAGGAATGGATTTTCTTGATAAATGGGATTGGATTAAAGTTGTTCCTGCTCCCATATTAGATCATGAGGATGCTTACAGAGTGTTGAAATGGTTTTATGCCGAACGTCTTAAGCGCGATTATGTAGCTGAAATGAGGCGTTCAAGGTTTTTATTCCTTTTTATGATTTCATTCTGTTTTTTAACATTATCAGCTCGGACTGCTATGTATTGCACATTTTTTCTTTTTATTGAAATGGTTTTTCGTTTGCGTAATTTAGTTGAACATGTAGAAAAGAATTTGTATGAAGATCTTAAGAAGAGAAATATGGAGATCGCTCCAATGCTTAAACGACATCGTGATAAATATGCTAAATACATTTGTGGAGTTTCAATTGGAATTGCCGCATTATATGGTTTGGCTAAAGCATATCGTGCTTATCGATCTGAAGATCCTCATGGGTCTTTGGAACCTAAAACTAAGGAGGAAGTGCAAACTAGAGATAGTGAAGTGAACGTTTGGACACAAGTTGTTCCACGTGATCTTCCAATTACTGATATTTCTAAACGAATGTCAGCTGAACAGTTGAGTAATGTTGTTAAGAAATGTTTAGTGTATGGATCCATTCATCTTGATGATGGAAATGCCATGGTAAATGGTCTTATGTTAAGTTCTAATGTTATGTTAGTTCCGGATCATTATTTTGAACAGTATGGCGATATTTTGAATTGCACTTTTCGTAAACGCAATCCAGAAGCCAGTGGTGGCAAATTTGTAGCAAAACTTTGTAAGTCTGCTTCTCATCTTATTTCTGATTCAGATTTGAGAGTTTGTTATGTACCAACTGGTGGATCATTTAATAATATTGTGAATTATTTTCCAATTGGTGATATGCCAGGCGTTCCATTTATTATGAATTGGCGTAAGAAAGATGGTGAGACGATTATAGCTCGGGGTATGACTTCCCCAAGTATTGTAACTACTCACAAATCTTTTAAAGGTGGAATGTATAAGAATTTGACTATTAACACTTTTAACGGTTTGTGTGGTGCTCCACTTGTGTCTGACACAAATGGTAGTGTCATCCTTGGTGTTCACTTAGGTGGCACTGCAGGTACGCCTCGTGGGTGTTACGGAAGTATCACACAACAACAATTGTTTACTGCTTTTGCTGAATTAAGACGCATTGAAGGTGTAATACTTTCAGGAGGAGCTGGAAAATTTCGTACAACCGTTTTGGGAATTCAATTATTGAAGGATGACCCTTTACACAAGAAAAGTGCATTGAATTATCTTCCTGTTGACTCACAAATTGAGTATTATGGTTCTTGCCCAGGACGAGCGATGAGCAAATCCGATGTGAAAACAACACCCATTAGCGAACATATTATTGATGTTTGCGGTATACCAAATATATACCGTGGACCTAAATTAAATCCTGATTGGTATGGATGGCAAACGTGTTTGTCGAATTTAGCTGTTCCAGCACATCCATATGCACATGGTTTACTTTCGATTGCTATCCAAGATTATAAGGAACCTTTAATTAAGGTTTTCCAAAATGATCTTTGGAACAATGCTAGACCACTTACGGATCAAGAAAATTTGTGTGGTGTTCCAGGAAGGAAATTTATGGATGCTATTAAGTTAAATACATCTGTTGGTTTTCCTTTAACAGGACCTAAGCGCAATTTCGTCACTGA